CGAAATGGCTTTGCCCACCGCGAGTGGCAAAAGATGCGCGAGCGCAACGAAGCCCTTGACTGCTACGTATACGCCCGGGCGGCAGCGTCGAGTGTCGGTCTGGACCGCTTCGAGGAGCGCCACTGGCGCGAATTGGAAAAGCAACTCGGGTTGGCGCGGCCACCCGACCCCGAGGTGAATGTCACCTCATCAAATTTGTCCACAGATGCCATTGATGCCAGCCCAACCAACCCCGGTCGCGCTGGCATCAGTGCTTCTGGACAGCCCAAATTCAGTCGACGCGTGATCCCCAGTCCCTGGCTCAAACGCTAAGGGCTGTGCTCACTTGTCGGCTGTTTAACCCTGGCACTTCGGTGCCTTTTTTATTGCCTTTTTTGGAGTTTTCCCCATGAGTTTGCAAACACGCCTTGAATCCCTGGTTCTACGCCTTGCCGCCGAGTTCAAGACCATTTACGGTCAGGTCGGTACGCTGTCCAACCTCTCCACCACTGACAAAACCAACCTGGTCAGTTCCATCAACGAGCTGCGCAGCCAGATTTCCACGTTGGCTGGCGTCACCCTCATTGACGATGTCAATGCTGCAGGCACTGCCACCACGTTTTCTGCATCGAAGATCACCACCTTGCTTGATGCCCTCAAGGCAGATTTGCTGGGCGGCGCTGATGCGGCGTTTGACACGCTCAAGGAGCTTCAAACTGCCATTTTGAGCGACCAGACTGGCATCAATGCGTTGCTCACAGCGGTGAATGCCCGAGTCCGCTTTGATGCGGCGCAGGCCCTCACTGCCGTTGAGCAAGATCAGGCGCGCCAGAACATTGGTGCGGTCTCCGCGCTGGACATTGGCAACTTTGACACCGACTTTGTGGCCGCGTTTGAAGCTGCCCTGGTGGCCTAAGCAGTTCACTTTGACTGATTGACCATGAATCTGGCCCAACACGTCACCGAACTGGCGCAGCGCCTTGCCCTGGAACTCAAGACCCGCATCACCGCCGATCACCCAGGGGTTGCCAAAGCCTGGGTGTGCTTTGGTGTCAGTGGCTCTGGCGACCAGGCATCGGTGCTTGTTCGGGCTGGGTTCAATGTTCAAAGTGTCACCCGTACCAGCACTGGCCGGTTTCGGGTGACGTTTATCTTGCCGATGAGGGACGCCAACTACTGCTGGCAGGCCTTTGCACGCAATGCAGGTCAACAAAAAACCATGAAGTACGCCGCCGCCCGAGTGCTGGCTGAGGGAAAGACTGCTGACTTTGTCGAAGTCATCTGCGCCACCGCCAGCGGCACCTTGTCTGACACCACCGAGACCAATCTGACCGTCTGGCGCTAAGGCCCGAACAGAAAAACCACCATGTCCTTCTCACAAACCCAACTCGAAGCCCTGCAAACCGCACTCACTCAAGGGGAGCGTCGTGTCTCCTTTGGCGACAAGACGGTCGAATACCGCTCCGTTGACGAACTACGCCAAGCCATTCGTGAGGTCAAACGAGGTCTGTCTGAGCAGGCTGCATCCACTGGCATGTGGCCTGGCGCGCCGCGCCAGATTCGCGTGACCACATCCAAGGGCTTCTGATGGCTTGGAATACATCACGTACGCCAGCGAGCTGGCTCGGAAAAATCCGCAGCCTGTTTGGCCAGATGGGTCAGGGGCCGGTTCATGAGGCAGCAGGCCGTGGCAGACGCGCACAGGCATGGATGCCCGGCAACCCGGGCGCTGTGTCGGCGCTCTTGGCCACCAATTCCGAATTGCGCACCAAAAGCCGCGATCTGGTGCGACGCAACGCCTGGGCGCAATCTGGCATCGAGGCCTTTGTGGCCAATGCGGTCGGCACCGGCATCAAGCCACAAAGTCTGGCCGGTGACGACACGTTCAAGGCTGCAGTGCAGACACTGTGGCGCGACTGGGTGGAGGAAGCCGATGCGGCAGGCCAGACTGACTTTTATGGTTTGCAAGCATTGGCTTGTCGGGCCATGTTGGAGGGCGGTGAGTGCCTGATCCGACTGCGGCCGCGCCGACCTGAAGATGGTCTGAGTGTGCCGCTGCAACTTCAGTTGATCGAGCCAGAACATTTGCCACTGAATCACAACATCGATCTTGATTCAGGAAACGTTGTCCGCTCGGGCATCGAATTTGATGGGGTTGGCAGGCGCGTGGCGTACCACTTGTACCGATCTCACCCAGAGGACGGCAGGCTCGCACCCATGTCCGGCCAGGGTGGCTTGGAGACGGTGCGCATCGATGCCAGTGAAATCATCCACCTGTATAAGGTGCTCCGCCCGGGGCAGATTCGGGGCGAGCCGTGGCTCTCACGCGCGCTGGTCAAGCTCAATGAACTCGACCAGTACGACGATGCGGAACTGGTGCGCAAGAAGACCGCCGCCATGTTCGCAGGCTTTGTCACCCGCCAAAGCGTGGAGGACAACCTGCTGGGCGAAGGTTTGCCGGATGGCAACGGTGTGTCGCTGGCTGGTCTTGAGCCCGGCACCATGCAGATACTGGAGCCCGGAGAAGACATCAAGTTCTCTGACCCGGCCGATGTGGGTGGCTCCTACGGTGAATTCCTGCGCGCCCAGTTTCGGGCAGTGGCAGCGGCCATTGGTATCACTTATGAACAACTGACTGGCGACCTCTCTGGCGTGAACTATTCCAGCATTCGCGCCGGGATGCTTGAGTTCCGCAGGCGATGCGAGATGGTGCAGCACGGCGTGCTGGTTCATCAGATGTGTCGCCCGGTGTGGGCTGCATGGATGAAGCAGGCCGTGCTCAGCGGTGCCTTGACAGCGCCGGGTTTTGCCCGGGGTGGCAACGCCAAGCGCAGGCAATACCTCGCTGCCAAGTGGATTCCGCAGGGCTGGCAGTGGGTTGACCCTGAGAAAGAGTTCAAAGCCATGTTGCTGGCGATTCGCTCGGGGCTGATGAGTCGGTCTGAGGCGATTTCGGCTTTTGGCTATGACGCAGAGGACGTCGACCGGGAAATCGCTGCTGACAACCAGCGCGCCGATGACCTGGGTCTGATTTTTGACTCCGACCCCCGGCGTACCTCCAAAGACGGTGGCAGCGCAGAGCCCAACAAGCATGCAGCTCAAGCCGCCGACACCCAAGCCAGCGATCCCGTCACCACTTACACGTAGAGGATTTCCATGAACCTGTTACCGCATTTGGCGGCACGCCTGTTTGGTGCGCCGTTGCTCATCCATCGCCCAAAACTCGATGTCATCCTGTCCGTGCTGGGCTCGCGCGTCGGACTGCCCGACTTGTCGGCATCAACCGGGTTTGCACCACCTGATCGCAATGCTGCCCAATCTGATACCAGCCCTGGTCAGTCTGGCATTGCCGTGATTCCCATTTATGGCACGCTGGTGCGGCGCACCCAGGGGCTTGAAACACAGTCTGGGCTGACCAGTTACGCCGGAATTGCCCAATCGCTGGAAGCGGCGCTGGCCAACCCGAGCGTTGCTGCCATCCTGCTCGACATTGACTCACCCGGTGGCGAATCCTCTGGCGTGTTCGATCTGGCCGACCGCATTCGCGCAGCCACGGCCATCAAACCGGTCTGGGCGGTTGCCAACGACATGGCGTTTTCCGCCGCCTATGCGCTGGGCAGTGCCGCCAGTCGTTTGATCGTCTCGCGCACCGGTGGTGTGGGCTCCATTGGTGTGATTGCGATGCACGTTGATCAGTCTGTCCGGGATGTTCAAGACGGTGTGGCCTACACCGCCGTCTTTGCCGGTGATCGCAAAAACGATCTCAACCCGCACGCACCCATCTCGGGTGAAGCACACAGCTTTTTGCAAGGTGAGGTCAACCGCATTTATGACCTGTTTGCCACGACGGTGGCCAAACACCGGGGCATGGGCGTGAACACCATCAAAAGCACCCAAGCCGCCCTGTTCTTTGGCGCAGACGCGGTTGCTTCTGGTCTGGCTGATGACGTGGGAACGCTCGATGACGCGCTCAAACAGATCAATTCCATGCTGACCCCACCAGTTCCCTCGCTCTCCCGACTGCTTGCCAGTCAAACCCTCCCTGAAACCTCACCTGAAAAGGAAATTCCCATGACGCAATCCGTCCAACCCACTCCTGTGCTCGCCCAAACTGGTATCAATACCACCACATCGGCCGCCACGTCGGCCACCACATCACCCGCCAATTCAGTATTTGAAGTCTCTGATGCGATTGAAGTCGCGCAAAGCTGCACCCTGGCTGGCCGAACTGACCTGATCGCTGGCTTTCTGGAGGCCAAAGTGGCACCCAGTCAGGTGCGCAGCCAGTTGCTCACGGCCATGGCGCAGCAATCGCTTGAGATCGTCAGCCGCATTGACCCGAATGCTGCACACCGCCAGGAAATGGCGGCAACTAACCCTGCTTCGCCTGATAACCCGCTGATTGCCGCCGTCAAAGCCCGAATCGGTGCTCGCTAAATCCCACCTGACCCCCTCACTAATAGGAGAACTCCATGGCTGAAATCAAACAAACCCTCAATCTGGGCGACTTGCTCAAGTATGAAGACGAAGGCTTTTACTCGCGCGACCGCGCCACCCTGACTGCTGGCCAAACCCTGGTGCTTGGCACCGTGCTTGGGCTGGTAGCAGCCACCGGCAAGGTCAAGCAACTCGATCCGAGTGCCACCGATGGCAGCCAACTCGCCTCTGGTGTGTTGTTGCAAGACTGCGATGCCTATTTGGTGGACCGAGACGATGCCTTGATGCTGGCGCGCCACGGTGCAGTGGCCCAACACGCACTTACCTGGCCTGCGGCCATCACTGTGGCCGAGCGCGACGCCGCAGTGGCCCAACTCAAGACCTTGGGCATTCTGGTGCGCCAAAGCGCTTGATAGATACAGCGCACGACAAGCCAATTCGCCCCATTCATTCCACTTTTTGAAGGAAAGCCATCATGGCCATCAACAACCCGTTTCTCAATCCCGCCTTCTCCATGGCATCGCTGACAGCCGCGATTAACCTGCTGCCCAACCGCTACGACCGACTCGACCAGTTGGGTTTGTTTCCTGCCAAACCGGTGCGCACCCGCACCATCGTGCTCGAAGAAAAGGCCGGTGTGCTCAATTTGCTGCCCAGTCTGCCGCCCGGTTCACCTGGCACGGTGGGAATCCGAGGCAAACGCACGCTGCGTAGCTTTGTGATCCCCCACATCCCGCACGACGATGTGGTGCTGCCGGAAGAAGTCTCCGGGCTGCGCGCCTTTGGTACCGAAAATGAGTTTGCCTCCATTGCTGCGGTGCTGGCGGAGCACCTGGACAACATGCGTAACAAACACGCTGCCACATTGGAATACCTGCGCATGGGCGCTTTGAAGGGTATCGTGCTTGATGCTGATGGCCAGGTTTTGGTTGATCTTTATGCGAAATTCAAGATTTCGGCAGCATTAATCAACTTTGAGCTCAACATCGACACGACCGAAGTGCTGGCAAAGTGTCTCGAACTCAAGCGCTATATGGGCATGAACTTGCAGGGCGAGCGCATGAGCGGCGTCCACTGTCTCGTGTCTTCTGAGTTCTTTACCAAACTGGTCACCCATAAAAAGGTAAAGGAGGCCTATGCGTTGTGGAATCAAGGCGAAGCCCTGCGCACCGACATGCGAAATGGCTTTGTTTTTGGTGGCATCACCTTTGAGGAATATGCCGGAGAGGCCAGCGTCCCTGATGGTATGGGCGGCTGGTCAATCCAACGCTACATTGCACCAGGCGAAGGTCACGCGTTCCCGCTGGGCACGATTGACACCTTTGCCACCTACTTTGCACCGGCTGACTTCAACGAGACGGTCAACACGATGGGCCAGCCCATCTATGCCAAGCAGGCACCGCGCCACTTTGAGCGTGGCACCGACCTGCACACCCAGAGCAACCCGCTGCCCCTGTGCCAGCGTCCAGCACTGCTGGTGCGCTTGACTGCGGCGTGATCGGGGACGTCGCATGACCACCTTGGTAGAAAAGCTCTACCGCGCCGCTGCCAACGTCGGGTTTCTCAAGACCTGCGTCTGGCAACCCGGCGATGGCGGTGCTGTCCAGTCCTACTCGGTGGGGTTTGTCGCACCTGACAAGGACGTGCTCTCGGGCCTGGGGCTCAGCACCGACTATGAGATGACCTACCCGAACTCTTGCTTTGTCGGTCTCAAAACCCGCGAGGTGGTGCAAATCGAAGGTGTCGCGTATCAGGTGCGAGAAGTCATGGCCGTGGGCGATGGCTCTGAGGTGCGTGCCAAGCTGATGCGGGTGTGACCACCATGGCAGTCAATTCCATTCGAGAACAAATCCTGCAAGCAATCGTCTCAGTACTGACACCGGTGGCTACCGATCAGGCTGCCACCGTGTGGCGCACGCCCAGTGTGGCCATCACGCGGGAGCAGTGCCCATCCTTGGTGGTGTTTCCTGAGAGTGAGTCACTGGCAGAGCGTGCCAACGACCGGGTCACCCGCGAGTTGACGGTGCGCATCACTGCGCTGGCGCGTGCCGTGCCACCGGTCATCCCAGAAACCCTGGCTGATGCCTTGCTCTGTGCAGCGCATGCCGCCCTGATGCTTGACGTCAACCTGGGCGGCTTGGCCTTGGGTGTGCGGGAAGTCGAGTCCGAGTGGGAAGTGGATGACGCTGACGGCGTTGCCGCCAGCACATCTGCACGCTACCAGATCACCTACCGCACCCTGATTGCTGACATTTCCATTCAAGCCTGAATCACTTTTTCATTTTTCTGTTTATTCAATTCCACTTTTAAGGATATCAAACCATGAGTACCTATGCATCATTCCAGGGCCGTGTTTACCTCGGCAAACGTGACGTTGAAGGCAACCCCATCGAGGTTCGCTCGCCCGGCAACGTGGCTGAGTTGAAACTCTCGCTCAAAACCGACGTGCTGGAGCATTACGAAAGCCAGACCGGCCAGCGCACGCTTGATCACCGCATGGTCAAGCAAAAGTCGGCCACGGTGAATCTGACCATTGAAGAGTTCACCAAAGAGAACTTGGCGCTGGCGCTGTACGGTAACTACGTAGTCGGCACGCCCGGTACTGTGACCAACGAGCCATTGGCGGGCAGCACACCCTTGGTCGGTGAGCGCTATTTCCTGGCTCACCCCAAGGTGGCCAGCCTGGTGATTGAGGACAGTAGCGCCACACCGGCCACACTGGTCGAAGGGGTGGACTACACCGTCGACAAGGACTTCGGCGCAATCCAGTTGCTGCGTCTGAACGATGGAGGCACACCTGCGGTGGCCTACACCGCACCACTGAAGGCCAGCTACGTCTTTGGTGTCACGACAGATATCGGTATCTTCACGCAACCTCTGCCCGAGCGTTTCCTTCGGTTGGAGGGCATCAACACCGCCGACGGCAACGCCCGGGTACTGGTTGAGTTGTACCGGGTGGCGTTTGATCCCTTGAAGGAAATCTCGTTCATCTCCAACGAATACAACAAGTTCGAAATGGAGGGGTCCCTGTTGGCCGATTCCAGCAAACCCTTTGATGCAACGCTTGGCCAATTTGGCCGAATCCAGCTCATTGGTTGAGCAACAGGAGATTCATCATGACCGATTTGGAAAAACTCATTCCCCAAGACACTCTGGTGCAGGTGGCAGGCGAGACCATTGCGATCTCACCTCTCAAAGTGGGCCAGTTGCCTGCCTTCCTGCGGGTGATCTCGCCGGTGATGGCGCAGCTGAGCCAGCCGCAAATTGACTGGCTGGCGCTGTTTGGCGAACGTGGTGACGATTTGTTGAACGCCATCGGCATCGCAGTCAGAAAACCGCGCGAGTGGGTGGACGATCTGGCAGCGGACGAAGCCTTGCTGCTGGCAGCCAAGGTAATGGAGGTCAACGCTGATTTTTTTACCCGAACGGTGATGCCCAAACTCGACGGCCTGTTCAACCTGGGCCAGGGCATTCAGGCAGCCAGCACTGGTTCGACCTCACCCAGCGCCTGATCGGGCACGGCCACAGGCTGCCCGATATCCTGGACTACACGCTGGCGCAGTTGAAAGGTTTTGCAGAGGCCGTTGTGCGTTTGGACAGTGCGCGCGATGCCCAACTCCTGTCCCTGATCGCCATTGGCAGCAGGGGCGACTCCAAAAACCTCGATCAAACGTTTGAACGTCTGACCACTGCATCAACCTCGTCATGAAAATCTCCATCCGAATCGACAGCGCCGCCGCCCAAGCCCAACTGCGCCGTTGGGGTGGGGAGTTTCGCGACAAGGTCAAAAAAGCAGTGGCCAAGGCCATGGCCAAAGAGGCTACTCTGATCAAGCAAGACGTCCGCGCCCAAGTGGCCAGCCAGCTGACAGTAGTCAAAAAGAACTTTTTGAAAGGCTTTTCTGCTTACGTGATGGACAAGGACAAGAGTCGGCTGCCAGCGCTGTACGTGGGCTCGCGTATTCCCTGGGTTGGTATGCACGAAAAAGGAGGTGTCATCTCTGCCAAGATGCTGATCCCCCTGCATGGCCGGGTGGGTCGCAAGCGCTTCAAGGCGCAGATCGCTGAACTCATACGTGGCGGCAACGCCTACTTCATCAAAAACGCCAAGGGCAACGTGGTGCTGATGGCCGACAACATCAAAGAGCACGACCGCCCCTTGGCTGGATTTAAACGCCGGTACCGAAAAGCAGAGGGCATCAAACGCTTGAAGCGTGGTGCTGATATCCCGATTGCGGTGCTCGTTCCCCGCGTCATGCTCAAAAAGAGGCTCGATATCGAGCGACTGGTGGTGCGGCGCATCCCACGACTGGCCGCAAGCATCGAACAACAAATCCGCACAGTCGGCTAACTCTCAAATATAGCCTCAAATATTGAATTGACCCATGGCCAACAACCGTATCGCTGTTTTAGTCGCCCTTGAGGGTGCAGATCAGGGACTCAAACGCGCCCTCAATTCCGCCCAGCAAAGCCTGGGCGAGTTGGCATCGACAGCCAAGACAGCAGGCGACAAGGCTGCGCGCGGGATGGCCGAAGTCAAAGCAGGCATGTCGGCGTTTGGCGACCAGGTGGCGACCGCTAAG